CTATCGTGACCCAGACGCAAGGTGTCGACCTCTCCTTGGAAAATATTATGGAAAAGGTCTTTATTAGGAACACTTATGCTGTGACCATCAATGAAACGCGCTTGGGATATGCAGTATTTGTTAAGGGTCGTGTGATGATCATGCCTTGTCATTTTTATAGATTGATCAAACGGCAATGTGACTTGGATGGTGCCACGACAGTGACACTCAAGAAGCTGAGCACTCAACGATCTCAGACTTTTCCTTGTGGGGCCTTCTTAAGATTCAAGGTTCACTTTGCTACTGAGAATGATGTGTGCGCAATTTATATTGACTCTGCGGAGTTGCACACAAACATATTACCTCTCTTTGTCGGACCCGACTATTTCACACATAGGATGAGTTTCAATGCAATTTTGCACAAGCCTTATTCCAAGATAAAGGAGTATGGCAGAGTCCTTGTTTCCAAGTTGGCTCGACCCATAGTCGACTCCAACGGAGAAGAATTGTGTGATCGTATAGTTTTAGCTATGTCAATTAATAGTGCGGCTGGTGATTGTGGCTCTCTGATGTATATAAATGACCCATCAGTTGGGTGCAAGAGGATCGTTGGCATGCACATTGCTGGTGGTAATGGCTCAGTTGCTTTGTCGGTACCTATCTGTCTGACAAATGTTCTTTCGTTTGCCAATGACATGGAGGAAATTGACAATCCGCACGATACCTTTCGTGTGCAGTGTCAAGTACCTAGAAGATATGATGGCCTTGAGCCAGCATTTTTGGTACCAAAACCACTCTTCTTACCCAAAGCTAGCAACATAACACCCTCACCATTGTACAATACTTACAAAGTGCCGACAACTATGCCAGTTTATCTGGATCATGTTGATTTGCCAATTGGACCTTTTGATCCATTGGCTTTTGCTGTTAAGAAATATATTCGCTTGCACTCTGCCCACCTGGATGATCAGGAGTTGAGGGCAGCGGCGCGCAACGTGTTGTGTAAGATGAATCGTGCGAGTTTGCTCTAC